TGATTCATATACACTCATTTGGATATCCTTGAAAAGTTCTTATGTTTCTCAAACTTGATCAGAGAATGAAACTTATCAAACAGCTGATCGCCCTTATGACTTATAATAAACAAATTTGTATCTGTAGTCAGTGTGTTAATGATCTTGAGGAATTCTTCTGTTCCGTTATTGTCAAGTGAGCTATCAAATACTTCATCCATGATCAAAAGATTTGTAGAAGCTGAATTACGCAACTTACTAACTGCTCTCCAAGTGAATAGAAGTGCTAAGTCAATACGCATCTTCTCACCTTCACTAAACGACTCATAACTGAAGTCATCTCTATGTCTTGACTTGATTGTTTCTTCAAAGTTTTCATTCAATTCGAATGCAACAAAGAAGTCCATTGCAGCAAGATACTTGTTAACAAGTTTGTTTATTACAGGTATATATTGCTTGATAATTTTAGTCTTTACACCGCTATCTTTCAACAATACAGATGCTACTTCTAATACAGCCTTTTCTTCTGTGAGCTGTTGTTTTTGCTCTAAAGAAGATCTGAGCTGCTCTTTCAATACTTTCAATTCTTCTGTGTTGGTATCAATCTGTTTGTTGTTAGTCATCAGACCATTGATCTCTTTTTCAATACTAGAGATAGATGTGTTTAACATCCTCACTTGTATATTAAGATCTGTGGCTTCTCTGTTGAGAGTAGATATTTGAGAGGTAACATTTGAGATCTCGGTGAGTCTAGAATTAATAGATTCCATCTCAGATATAACTTTTTCTTTACCTGATTCGATCTCAGAAACTTGCGTAGTGTTCTTTTCAACGATTCCGATCTTATGTTCGTGAGCAATACCTTGACGACAAGTGGGACAATCATCGCTCCCTTGAAAGAAGTCAAGATCCTTTTTGATCTTGTCAAGCTTTCCTTCCAGCTGTCTAGATAATGTTGCGAGTTTCTCAGACCTTGTTTGGACCTTTTCGTGATCATCAATACTGTTAGACAGTTGTTCGATTTCATTTTGAATCGATCCGATACGGGTATTTGCTTGGTTGATTTGATCATTGAATCCAGCCTTCTGAAGTTCTTTCTGAGCTACTATCTCATCATTGTTCTGTTTCAACGATTCAATGTGCTTCTTATACAACTCAATCTTCTCAGCAGCACCCTTGATACCGTAGTCAACCTCATATAAAGAGGTTCTATTGATTGTTACCTTGTCTTTCAGCAGCGAGTTCATTGTAGAGAAGATTTGAATGTCTAATAGATCTTCAATAATCTCTCTACGGTGAGATGCTGGTAATTGCATGAAAGGAGTGAACGATGCGCTACCAAGAATCACAATCTGCTGGAACGATTTGAAGTTCAGCTTAAGGATATTGGTTTCTAGATAATCCTGATACTCCCTTGCTTCAGAATTCTGATTGATAATGTTACCATCTTGCAGTATCTCAAACACAGACGGCTTCTGACCTCGTCTAATTAAATACTGCCTGTTACCAATCTTAAACTCAAGCTCAATCAACATACCTTTTCTATTGATTGAGTTAATCAACTGTGGTTTGTTGATCTTACGAAATGGCTTACCAAAAAGGCCAAAGCAAACAGCATCAAGAATAGTACTTTTACCTGCACCATTCTCTCCAACTATCAACGTTGACTTGGACCTTGTAAAGTTTATCTCAGTCCATACATCACCAGTAGATAGAAGATTCTTCCATCTTACAGATTGAAATAATATCATATTATGCGGATTCTAAATTAATCGCCTCACTATACAGCTCTCGTAATAATAAGTCAAGCTTTTTCTTATCGGCCTTTGTATCAATCTGTTCACAGAACTTTGAAAGAAGAGTCAGAGTATCCTCTGCACTGTCGAGAATATCATCATTGTCTTCTAAGTCCATATTAAGATGATCGTCGACTACTTGTAGGTCGGCAGGCCCTACTTTCTCCAACCTATCAATCAACATATCAAAGTTAATCTGATTCTCTTTTGTTTGTACAATCACTTTAACAAAGCAATCTTTCAAGTAGGCATACTCATATGCTTCGGTTTGGTATTGGTCGTTGAAGAATATCTTATAGAACATTCTATTGGGATTAACAATGAATTCTAACTCCCTAGTCTCCGTATCAAAGATATGAAACCCTCTCGGATCTTCGTAATCAGCCCAGGTAAGCTCGTAAGGGTTTCCAAGATAATGTATATTCCCATTATTTGAACGATGGTGAAAATGCCCAGTACAAACAAGGTCAAACCTGTTGAATATTTTTGAATCAAATCCATGATCATTTACTTGTCCCTTATGCATTTGAAATCCTGCCAACTCAAGATGTCCAAAGCAAACTGTTGCTGATGTATCTTTAATAATTGACATTGAGTCTTCATAGTTGTCTGTACATATCCAGGGAAGCATCAAGATGTCAAGACCGGCGTATGTTAACTCAACTGGTTTGTCATAGGCAGATATATTAGTATATTGCTGTAGCAGTAGCCCTGGTGAGTTGATGTCGTTTGTATTCTTGTAGAACACATCATGATTACCAACTATAACATCTAACTTGATTCCAAGATCAACCATTGGATCAAAGAAGTATTTACGGCAATTACGAAGCGTTAAGTAGTTTATATACTTGCGCCTGTCGAACATATCACCAAGGTGGATTACATTCTTTATACCGCGTTCTACCAGCGTAGGAAAGAATGTCTCATCATAAAACTTAGCAAACTGTTTATCGAAAGCAAGATGATCACCACGCGCACCAAAATGCGTATCGGTTACTAATGCAATCTTCATATTATTCCTCTACAAACAATTCAATACCTGTCTTTTGTACTGGTTTACGTTTCTTCTCTAATCCAAGTTCAAAAGCCTTGACAAAGTCATCCATCTTCTCTGTATCCATCATATTGTTAACTGGTGCATTACCAAAGTCATCTCCGTCTTGTATATCGTACAGCTCATCAGAAATAGCAGACTGTCTGAACACCTGATGCTTAATGTATAGATGCTTCTTCTCTTTCTGGATTCGTCTTAGGAACGCAAAGTAGATGATCTGTGTAAAGTAAGCAAATGGGTTTGTTGACTTATCTGGATCAAAATTGTCAATGTACATAATACAGTTTTCAATTCCGTCCGATATCATCTCATCTTTGTATGAATAGTTGATAAAGTTAGGTTTTGTTGCTAGTCTGTTAGCAATCATGAGAATACAGCTACCAATATAATTAGGAATGATAGGTTTTGGCTTACCATCTGCCTCAGCTTGTTTAATATTAGCTCTATGCTGTTTGATAGCTTCGTAGAATGTTTTATTGTCAATGTAATGTTCAGCCATAATTAATGCATCTTACCATTTGTAATTTTATTAAGTAAACTTGCCATCATCTCAGAAGGAGATGGCTCTTGTTGATTCAGTGCAGCTGCTTCCTCATCTGCAACCGATTCAAGTTCATTGTCAATATTTTCATCAACGTATTTAATATGGTTCTCCACTACTGTCTTATAGTAGCCAGCCATCGATTTTCTTGCATCTAGGTAATTGATAATGTCTCTTTTCTTGAAAGCAATATCTCTTCTATCAGCAAATGGCATGTACCTCAGCAATCCAATTATTGGTCTATCAGACCTACTAGATGTCATATAGTGTATTGAGAATGGATTATCCAAAATAACATCGTCTTCTGATTCGTGAATTAAGTCTCCAATAATTTCATGATCATTGACCAGCTTTATTATTTTTGTCATCTTTATCCTTTGAGTGGTATTGTATATGTTTTGTACTCAAACTTCTCTTCATTATATATTTTAATACGTTCAACAAAATGATTCAGTGTATGATTCCGTCTTTGCTTCCAAGAAAGATCATCAGCTATGTCATATAAGCACGCTCTTTCTTTCCTATCTCCCAATCTGAGTCCTCGACCAATGGACTGGAGGTTTCTGATCCTCGATTTTGAAGGTGAAGCGAAAATGACATTGTGCAAGTTCTTAATATTGACGCCAGTAGAAAAAGTACCGTAAGAAGCGACAATAATCGAATCAATTTCCAGCTCCACAGACTTTCTAATAGCATCTCTATCCGTACCGCTGATCGTACCAGAAACGAAGTAAACTTTTCTATTGTCTGCCTTATTTTTAATCTCATCATATATTGCCTTACCGTGTTTGTCAACATACTGATACAAAACTAGTGTATTACCTTTTAACGATATCGCCAGATTGCATATAAATTTATTTCTTGGTAGATGGTTAACAAGAAAATCCATCTCATCTGGATATGTAGCTTTCTTTATTAACTGTCTAGTTTCTTGATCATAATCAAGAACAATGGCTTTGATTCTAAACTCAGAAAGATGTTTCTGCTCAATCAGTTCTGATGTTGTTGTTACCTTCTTTACTGTTCCGAACAACCCTTCAAGTACTAGCTTGTGTGTCTGTGATCCATCTAGCGTACCTGTGAACCCGAATCTGTATTTACAGTTACCAAGATTCTTCATGATAGTAGTGAGTGAATTTGCTTTAAACAAGTGAGCTTCGTCACCTATCACACATTCAAACTGATCGAACCACTTCTTGGGGAGTTTGTAAATTGACTGCCATGTTGAGATGTATATTTGCTTATCTACATCTTTTTCTTGACCTGAAAAGATCATATGACAATTACTTTTTGAATCGAATCCATATTCTTCAAAGTCCGAATACATCTGATGAACCAATGATGTAGTAGGAACAATCAACAAAGTCTTTACACTGTAGTACTTGCAAAGCATGTAGATAATTAATGACTTACCTGAAGCAGTAGGTGATAGTAGAAGAGCTCTTCTTTTCCTTACTGCATGAGCAAACGCAGCTAGTTGATAGTCACGTGGTTCTTTTGTTAATTCAAAACTATTAACTACGTCAGACACGTTCTCAATTAACTCATCTGTGAAATCTGTTAGTCTTTCACAGGGATAGTTATTCTGCTTTGCAAAGTCTTCTACATATTCAATTAAACCAGCATAGATGTGATGAGTGCCGGAGTTGAAAAGCCTTATCTTACCATCCCATTTCCGAGCCTTAACAGAGGGAATAAAACGAGCACCAGGTACTTCAAATGTAAAGTAGTCACTCAGCTCTCTTGCAACATCATCACTGCAATGAACTTTGTTGTATGTCTCATTATACTTCTCTATCTGTATCATAGACCGTTCTTAAATCTTTCCCACTCAATTGCATTCTTTATCAAGTATCCACGATTGTTGAGTGTCTTTATTATGTTTTCAAGAATCTCTATCTTATCTTCTGTTAACTGTATCTTATTTTTAATTAACTGAAGATCCTCATCAGACTCAATGTATACTGGAATATCAGCTTTTAAGATTTTCAACGGCTGTATGTCCCATCCATTCTCATCTAACTCATCTTTCGAAAGGAGACCTTGATAATATTGGTATTTCAGCTTGTATGTGTTTTTGTAATCTTGGTTTAGTTTTACGTACGTGGTCTTAGCCATGTAAAACTCTTTCAAGTACTTGGAGTGAAGTTGAGGAATCCGCAATGACTCTTTACCAAGCTCAGTTCTATCGAGCTCGCTGTCTGCTTCCCATGCTGTAATGATTTCATCAGTCTTCATCTGTCCTCCAAGTTCCAGGACGTAATTGTATCATAATTTAGCACGAAAGTCAACTCAAATCATATTAATTGTGTACTTAATATATTCAAACGTCACTGACGATTCCAAATAATTAACACCAGCTGATGTTGTATTGAAAGATAGCTCTCCGAGCTGGGAGGGAAACGCATCTATAAAGTTAACTTCAATGTTTGGATTCTTTGAGCTCGTAAGGATCATTAACTTAATATCTGACCTATCTCTACTATTGACATCTGGTTCAATCGATGTTTGAGCTTGATATCTTGCAAAAGGTTGGAGGTCCTTTGCAGCAAGAGAAACCATCCAGTTAAATATTTCCAAATAGTTTGTCATATCTTCATCAACCATGAACGATACAGTCAATGGTGAATACACAAGACGTTCGCCAGGGATTGGAATGTCAACAAGAGGTGTAGGCATTATTATGTTGCCAGCAAATGTCAGTCCAGGAATGGATGCACTTTGCAAAAAGAAGTTAAGTAGAGGTGCTTTCTGCAGCACCAATCTAAAGTTTAGAGGTGAGAGAAAGTTTCTATTTGTTGGGGTGTTTGTTAATGCACTCATAGTAGGTTCCTTTCTACTATTTATGTCAGGCAAAAAAAGAGAGGACCCGAAGGTCCTCTCAATATCCCTCTGAAGGGGATTCTAAATCACATTAGATTATCAACCAAGACGCGTCTGTAGTACACGTTAGAGTCTTTTGTCAATGCGCCAAGGCCAGCTGTTGCGCCTTCTGCATATGGGTTTGCAACCATACCGTAACGAGTCTTGAAACCAATCTTAGGTTGGAAGCTGTCTGGATCAACAGCACGAACCATTTGTAGAGGAACGTATGGGCAGTAGAACAAGCCAGCGTCAAATGCGCTAGAACCTTTGTAACCTACAACCATGTAGTTGCCACCAGCATATGGGTCGATGTAAACACGAACGCGACCGTTCAATACACCAGCAAATGTATTGCCAGTATCGTCAACATTCAAGTTGTTGCTGTTAAGAGCAGGAGCGTAATCAAGAACACCAGCCATTTGAAGAGCAGAAGCTACGTCAGATGAACAGATGATGATGTTAC